CTAGAGAAATATATAAAAGAACTTGAGATAAAAAGGATAGAGCATGATTTATTAAATAAAAACAAATATGCTGAACTATATAAGGTTTATCATAGATTGTTGGGGGGGATTAGATGATATATGAAAGAGTATATACAGAAAATTATTTAAAAGAAGAATATCGTTTATCAAATTATTATTTCTTTACTTCTAATATAGAGGGTATTGAAACTTAAAGGTGGTTACAGATAAATGATTAATAATAAATAATATATACTTTCTTGAAATATTAGAGCGGTTAAAATAGAGGTGATTGAATGATTGAAGATGGAAGATATAGATTGTATCAAGGAGATTGCTTAGAGATTATGAAAAATCTAAAAGATAAATCTATTGACTGTATTATATGTGATTTACCTTATGGGGTTACTAGTAAGAATAAATGGGATACTATTATTCCTTATGAGCCATTATGGAAAGAATACAAAAGAATAATTAAAGATAATGGTGCTATTATACTGTTTGGACAAGATAAATTTACGGCAAAAACAATGTTGTCAAATGAAAAAATGCATAGATATAATTTAGTTTGGAACAAAGTATTGACTAGTGGATTTTTAAATGCAGGTAGAATGCCATTGAGAGAACATGAAGATATAATGATTTTTTATAAAAAATCACCTACATATAACCCTCAATTTACGGAGGGTAAACCTCTACATGGAATGGGAGCAAAATTTAAAAAAATAAAAAATAACAATAATAATTATAATGATTTTAATAGTTGCAACAATCCATCGGCAAATAGAGAGGGTGATACTAAAAAATATCCAAAGTCAATCTTGACATTTCCAAGAAAATCTAGTAGTAAAATGTTACATCCAACGGAAAAACCTGTTGAATTATTAGAATATTTAATAAAAACTTATAGCAATGAAGGTGATGTGATTTTAGACAATTGTATGGGTAGTGGTAGTACAGGTGTTGCTTGTTTAAAGACTAATAGGGATTTCATAGGAATTGAATTGGATAAAGGCTATTTTAATATGTCTAAAAATAGAATCGAAAACATTTCATAATAATCTATTTACACCCACCTTGAAATTTGTTGCAATCAAGGAAAATTTTAAACAAAGAGGTGGGAGAATGTTAAATTTACCAGAATTTAAAGTAATTAAAAAAAGCGCTAATAAAACTTAAAGGTGAAAAATTAAAATGGGAATATATGGAGTGATAATATGAAAGGTGAAGATTTAGAACAAGCTACTGTAATTCAATGGTGCAATTTGCAATCTTGTAAATATGAAGAATTAAAGTGGATATTTCATTGTCCTAACGAAAGTAAAAGATCACCTAAATATGGAGCTAAATTAAAAAAATTAGGAATGAGGGCTGGAGTGCCGGACATCTTACTCCTAGCACCTAAAGGTAAATATTTAGGACTAGCAATAGAGATGAAATATGGAAAGAATAAATGTACCATAGAACAAGCTAAATGGCTAGATTGGTTATATAAGCAGGGATATATGTGTAAGGTTTGCTGGAGTGCAGATGATGCAATAGCAGTAATAAAAGAATATTTGGGGATAAAATAAACAATTAAATAGGGGATTATGCAATACTAGTGTAGTTCCCTATTCTTATTTGACTATCAAATGAAAATATGGAGGTGATATTATGCTAGACGAGTTAAAAGATATACTTAGCAGTTTATATTGCCAACTAGGATTGACAGATGACATTTTAAGACTGTCACAAGTAATAGATGAACTAATTAATCAAGAGATGAAATAAGGGGAATTTAAACATGCTATTAAATAGAAAATATATAAATGACCTTACAGAAGAATTAGAGAGAGCACAAGAAACAAATAAAGATTGTCTTAAAATAATAGAATTCTGGAGAGAAAGAAGCAACAAATTAAAGGAAGATATAGAAGTAAAAGAAGACACAATCGAAAATCTATTAGATGCAAATAAAGAGTTAAGCCTAGCAAATACTTACTTAGAAAAACAAAATATATCATTTGCAAAGGAAAATGCAATGTTGGAAAAAGAATTACAAGAGTTAAAAACTAAACACAGTAGAGTCACTGGACAATTGGACAAGTTAAGAAATTACTGTAGACAGTTAACAGGCATAGATATATTAGGAACAGGGGAGGATGAATAATATGTTAAAAGTTGAGAATGTAGAAGTATATGGATTTGAGGCAGCAATAAGAGGAGCAAGAAATCCTATGAATAGTTGGGATAGAATGGATAGTGAGTTTTATATAACAAAATTAAGAAATAATTGTAAAATAGGACCAAATGATTATAAGATGCTTAAAAATTTAACATTAGCTGGTCCAGAGCATAGAAAGTGGAATAGAATGGTGACAGTAACAATGGATATAACAGCGCCGATGTATTGGTTTAGTGAATATGACACATACAAAATAGCAACTACAGCTAACTCTACATCAAAAATGCATAAGATGTTAGCAAAACCTTTTGAAATGTCAGATTTTAGCTTTGACCATTTAATAGGATATAAAAACGAAGTTAAACAATTTATACCACCAGTAGATGAACTAAATGAGGAATGGAGAGGTATACAATACGGATATAAAATTAGCAATCAAGGCAGAGTAAAAAACCCACAAGGAAGAATATTAGGCAGTAGTACTCATAAAGATAGCTATAGATTTGCAACTATAAAAGGGAAACAAATACCAATACATAAATTAGTAGCTGAAAATTTTATTGAAAACAAAGATAATAAACCTTTTGTGAACCATAAAGATGGAAATAAAATGAATAATGCTGTTGATAATTTAGAGTGGGTAACCCAACAAGAAAATATACAACACTCATATGAAAATAATTTACAACCTACTAAAGTTAAAACATATAAAGGCAAATTTACAGACGAGCAAAGACAACAAATAAAAAAAGAATATAATGAAAGCAATATAAGTATGAGAGAATTAGGCAGAAAATATGGTGTATCACATACATGTATTAGTGGAATAGTTAACGACAAATATAAATATGCTGACAAAGTAAATATATATGAAGAGGTAGCAAGACCGATAGTTGATACACTGAGTGAATTGAGAGATATGTGGTTTAATTGTGATGATGAAGTAATTAAAAAACAAATATGGTACAATATATTGCAATTATTACCTAACAGCTACAATCAAAAAAGAACAGTACACCTTAACTATGAGACTTTAGGGACTATGTACAGACAAAGAAGACACCATAAGTTAGATGAATGGCACGTATTTTGTGACACTTTAGAAAAATTACCTTATTCAGAATTTATAACTATGAAATTTGAGGAGGTAGAATAATGAGAGCAAAAAGAAAGACTTGTAAAGAGAGAGAACTAGTCAACATGATAAACAAGAGATTTAAAGTGTTTTGCAATGAGTCTTATGATCTATATGTAGCAGGATGCATGAATTGTGATTTAGATTTTGCTTCAGAGGAAAGTTGCAAAATACAATATATAAAAATGCTAATGGGAAAGGATGAATAGATGAATATAGAAGAAATTAATGGAGCTATAAAAGAAATAGCAGATACATTTAAAATTAGAAATCAACAGTTAAAACTAATTGAAGAACTGGGAGAATTGACAAGGGAAATATCAAAGGATATAGCAAATGGAAGAAAAATATCAGATGATACAATTTCAGAAATTACAGATGTAAATATCTTAATCAATCAAATATTGTATCTATCAAGTAATAAGGATTACAACTCAAAAGAAAAGCTAAAAGAACATATAGAATATAAACTTCAAAGAACATTGAAAAGAATTGAGGAAGGATATTATAAATAAATTGGGTATAAAACTATAACTGTGGATTAGTTTTTAGTTTTATTGGGAGGAGATTAAATGAAATTATTTAAAAGCATAGATGATAAATTTTTAGAAATAGGATTTGACAAAATAATTGAAACTAAATATGGTGTAAGTTATGAAAGAATAAATAATAAATACAATTATATGCAAAAAATAGATATAATTTATAAAAGAAATGGCGAATATATAGCAAAAAGTTATGATGCCACAAATAGTAATTCTCAATATTCGCCAGTAGTAGGGGTAAATAAATATGAAATGAAGTTAATATTACAAAAAATAAAGAAAATGAAGTTACATAACGAATAAAAGTTTGATTTTATAAGGAGTTGAGGGAGTATGAAGAAAGAGGAATTTGACAAGCTATACAAAAGAGTTGAAGGCAAGTTATTTTCCTACAATAAAATAAAAGATGACATAGAGATAATAGACTTAGAAATAGCAAAAGTAAATAATGATTATGTAGGATGTAGTGGAATAAATTATGTCTCAGAGAAAACAGGCAAAACATATAATATTTCAAATACAGTAGAACAGGAAGTAATAAGAAAAGAAGAAAGAATTAATTATTTACAATACAGAAAAAAAGAATTAGAGATAGAAAAAAACAGAATAGATATTGCAATTAAGAATTTTACATTACAACAAAAGGAACTGTTTGAAATATTATATTGTAGTAGAAGAGTTAGAGCAAGCAGAAGAGAAATACTAGAAAAAATGCATATAAGTAAAAGTACATATTACCAATTAAGAAGAGATACAGTAATAAGTGCATTAAATAGTATGTATCCAAGAGTGCTTATAGATGAAATATATACAAAGCTAGCAAATTAAGATATAGACTTGATTAGAGGGACACTTTTAGGACAAAATACGGACAAACTCCGGACTAAAAGCATAGAAAGTCATGGTACTATAATAGTATAAGAATAGCAGAAATGCTAACGTATCCTAAATTTGTAATTTTTTTAGAGCATACCACACTATGCTGGAGAAATGAGAACTTAATTCCACTCAAATTAAGTTTCTGGAGGGATAAGAGTAGAGGTACTCTTCCCTCAATATGTTGCTATGGGATTTATATACAAGTGGAGTATTAAATTGTCGACTATATATGAAACAAGTATATACTCGTGTTCAACTCATGAGGGCGACTAATATATATATTAAAACATAGTAGTAGAGTGAGGAAACACTATAAAACCAATAAGAGGCCTATTGTAAAAAACCTCCGGAGTAAACCGTGATAAAATCAAAATATTCATATATATTGTGTGTTAAAAAATCTATATATTAATTAGTATTATTAATTACTTATTGTTTTATATTATATTTAAACTGTATCTTTAATTTTAAACTTTTTAAGACTTTATATTCCATTTTAATGCGCCCATTGATTTGGGTGCAATATGAAGGTATGAGTATTATCCAGTGCAACTCTGGAAACCTTCTAATGATTGTTTTTATTCATTACTCCCACAAAGAGCACTAATAATTTAGTGTTCTTTTTTTATTTTGTTAAAAGGTGTGATTGGTATGAAATGGATTGATGCAGGAACTATAGCAGATAGAGATGAAGTTCCAAAGAAATTATGGAAGTATGAAAATATTATGAAACAAATACCAAAGCATAATAAGAAATCAGGAAGTAGAAAGATATTTCAACGCAAGGAATATAGCATATACAAAGCTAGTGATGGATATATTGTACATAATACCAATGGAGACTTTAGAGGCCATCACACTCATGTTAGAACGTTTAGTAAAGCTAAGAGCATAGTTGACTTATGTATTAGAAAGAAACTTCCAAATACACCTCGCAAGTGGGAGATAGAAAGCTTAATGAGATTAACAAGAAATAATGCTTATTATAATAAGCTAAGGGATTTATTGGAAGGGCTAGGTGAATAAATGTTTAGATGTATAGCAATTACTTATTTTACTTTTGTAATAGCATTTTTAATAGTATATGCATTATATCTATTGAGATTAAATGAAAAATTAGCAGAAGAAGATTTGAGACTTGTATTAAATAAGTGGATATTTATAAGCTTATCGTATTGCTTTATACCTTTATACAATGTGTACTTTAGCTATATTACTTATAGATATGCAGTAGTTGTAAATGATGAAGAGTTTGAAGAATTTGTTAATGGTGATTATTGAAAAATATTAATAGGGAGGTGGCATTAGGTGAAGCTAACTGAAAAACAAAAAGCATTTTGTGATTACTATATTGAGTCACTTAATGCTACTGAAAGTTATAAAAGAGCTTATGGATGTAACAATGATGCAACAGCTAGAACGGAAGGAAGTAAAAACCTTGCAAAACCTAACATTAAAAACTACATTGATGAGAGAATGAAAGAAATAGAAGATAAAAGGATAGCTAAGGCAGAAGAAGTTTTAGAATATTTAACAAAAGTAATTAGAAATGAAGAAAAGGAAGAAGTTGTTGTTACAGTAAATGTAGGAGATTTCCAAACAGAAATAAAAAAAGTAAAAAAAGAATTATCAGCAAAAGATAAAATAAAAGCAGCTGAATTATTAGGGAAAAGATATAGATTATTTACAGATAAAGTAGAAGCTGATGTAAATCAGGTAGTTGTATTTACTGGAGAAGATGACCTCGAAGATTGAAATTAATATAGCTAAAAAAATAGGAAAAGGATATAAAACATTTTGGAATTCTAAAGTCAGATATATTGCACTTAAAGGAGGCAGAGGAAGTAAAAAATCAACTACACAATCTATGAAAATAATCTATAAAATGATGCAGTATCCTTTAGCTAATACTTTAGTTATAAGAAGAGTATTTAATACTCATAAAGATAGCACATGGACACAATTAAAATGGGCAGCAAATAATTTGGGAGTATCACATTTATGGAAATTTAGCAAATCACCTTTAGAAGCGACTTATATTCCAACAGGTCAAAAGATATTATTTAGAGGATTAGATGATCCTATGTCTATTACTTCAATTACAGTTGAAATAGGTTATTTATGTTGGTGCTGGTTTGAAGAGGCATTTCAAATAACTAATGAAGATGATTTTAATAAAGTAGATATGTCAATAAGAGGTGAATTACCTCCAGGATATTTTAAGCAAATAACTCTTACTTTTAACCCATGGTCAGAAAAAATATGGATAAAAAAAAGATTTTTTGATGTTGAAGATGATAATGTATTAGCCTTAACAAGTACATACAAATGTAATGAATTTTTAGGAGATGACGATATTGAAATATTTGAAAAAATGAAGATAAATAATCCTAGAAGATATTATATAGAAGGAATGGGTAACTGGGGAATAGCTGAAGGTTTAGTGTATGACAATTTTGAAGAATTAGAATTTGATTATCGTGAAATAAGCAAAAAAGAAGGATATAAAGCTTATTTTGGATTAGACTTTGGTTACACCAATGATCCAACAGCTTTTATATGTTGCTTAGCTAATATAAAAGAAAAGACATTATATATATTTGATGAGCATTATCAAAAAGCGATGTTAAATACAGATATAGCTAATATGATTAAATACAAAGGATATTCCAAAGAGTCTATTATAGCTGATAGTGCAGAACCTAAAAGTATTGATGATATAAGAAAGCAAGGCATTATAAGAATAAAGGCAGCTAGCAAAGGAAAAGACAGCATATTGAATGGGATACAGAATATACAAGATTATAAAATATATGTACATCCAAAATGTGAAAATACATTAGTAGAGCTTAATAATTATGTATGGGATACAAAAAATGGAGCGGTTATTAACAAACCTATTGATGATTATAATCATTTAATGGATGCATTAAGATATGCAATGGAATCAACTAAACAAATAGGAAAAATAATTGATAGACGAAAATTAGGGATTTAGAAGGTGATAAATTGATTAATAGAAGAATTAAAATTCCAAGAGATGCTGAATTAAATAAAGAAACAATTGATTACATATTAGATGAACACAGATTTGAAAAGGCTAGAATTGATAAACTAGAAAAATACTACAATAATTATGCAGACATATTTAATAGAAAATATGAAAATGATGGAAAACCTCATAACTATTTAGCAACTCCATATGCAAACTATATAACAACTATGGCAGTAGGTTATTTTTTAGGTAAACAAGTAACATATAAAAGTGAAGATGAACAGTTACTAGAAAAATTAAACGATATATTAAAATACAATGATGAGCATGATCATAATACTACTTTAGCTAAAAGAGCATCTATTGGAGGATATGCAGTTGAACTATTATATATAGATGAAGACATGCAACCAAGATTTAAGGCATTTGGAGGAAACGAAGTAGCAATAGTATATGATGATACAATAGAAGACAATATACTTTATGCTATAAGGTATTGGGAAGAAAAAATAGTTAATACAAATGAGATAATAACAAAATGTGAAATATATACAGGCCCTATTTTAAATGATAAAGATGAAATAATTGAAACTGGTAAAATAATGTATGGAACTATTAAACAATACAGCTTTGTTATAGATGAAAGTAAAACAAGAGAACATTTTTTTAAAGATGTACCAGTAGTAGTTTATATTAACAATGATGAATTATTTGGAGATTTTGAAAAGGTAATGACATTGATAGATGAATATAACAAAGTTCAGTCCGACACAGCTAATGACTTTGAATATTTCACGAATGCGATGTTGGTTATAAGTGGCTATGTTGTAGATGATGAAGCATCTAAAACATTAAAAGATATGCATATAATAAATTTTCAAGATAATACTGGAGATGCAAAATATTTAATAAAAGATATTCAAGATACAGCTTTAGAAAATTATAAAAATAGATTAGATAATGATATTCATAAATTTTCATTAGTTCCAAATTTAACAGATGAATCATTTAGCGGGAACATAAGTGGAGAAGCAATGAAATATAAGCTTATGGGAATTGATAATCTAACTTCGGTAAAAGAAGCTAAGTTTAGAAAAGGATTAATGAGAAGAATAGAATTGATATGTAACTATTTAAGAACTAAGGATAGTAGTTTACAATTTGATTTTATAGATATAGAGCCAGTATTTACTAGAAATAGACCAGTAAATGAATTAGAAATTGCACAAATGATGCAAACATTAACAGGAATATTGAGCAAAGAAACTGTAATAGGAATGTTCCCATCTATAAGTGATCCACAAGCAGAATTAAAGAAAAAAGAAGATGAAGAAGAATCAGTATATGAGCAACCTTATGAAGTGCAACAAGAAAAACCTGCTGAAGTAGGTGAAGAAGATGGTAAAGAATAATAGAGAGTATTGGCAAAAGAGGGAAAAAGAAAAGCTGAATAAAGGAATCAAAGACTGCAATAAATTATCCAAAGAACTTCAATCTCAATATAAAAAAGCAGGCAAAGAAATGGAAAAAGAAATTAATAATTTATTTGCAAAATATGCTAAAGAAAATAATTTAACTTATAAAGAAGCTTCTACATATCTTACTAGTGATGAGTTTAAAATATGGAGAACTGATATAAAAGGATATCTTGAAATGATTAAAGATAATCCAGAAGTATTATTAGAACTTAATACTTTAGCTATGAAAAGTAGGATAACGAGATTAGAGGCTTTACAATATGAAGTTGACAAACAGCTTAATCAACTAACCACAGAAACTGAGAAAAAAACTAAGAAACTTCTAACACAAACTATTAAAGATAATTATTATGAAAATATATATAATATAAGCAAAGAAAAAGGATTTTTAGCAAATTTCAGTGGAATAAATAATAAACAAATAGAAAGAATATTAAGCTATCCTTGGTCTGGATCCAATTATAGTAATAGAATATGGGACAATAAAAAACAATTAAGCAAAACTATTAAAAATGAAATAACGCAGATGATAATTAGAGGAGAATCCAGCAATAAAGTTGCTAAAAGAATAGAAGAAAAAATGGATAGCGGTTATAAAAATTCAATAAGATTAGTCCAAACGGAACATGCTTATTGTATGAATGAAGCTTCTAAATATACTTACGATGATTTAGACATTGATAAATATGAATTTCTAGCAACTTTAGATATTAGAACTTGTAATGATTGTGCTAAGTTAGATGGAAAAGTATTTAATACGAAAGATGCAATAACGGGATTAAATTATCCTCCAATGCATCCTAACGATAGATGTACAACAGTGCCATATTATGAAGATGATGAAGATGATGAAGATGATGAAAAAGATACTAGATTTGCTAGAGATGAAGATGGGAAAAGAATTGAAGTTCCAGCAAATATGAAGTATGAAGAATGGGCTAAAAAGTATATAAATAAAAATTATGAAAATCATAGTAATATAGAAGAAGCTATAAAAGAAGAATTTAAAAAGAAGAATAATGTTAAGACTCCTAAAACCAATAAGGGATCTAAACAAAAAACAACTAAAACTAAAACAACTAAGAAGAAAAAAGAACACAAGAAAACATATAAACAATATGATTATATTACAGCAATGGATATACCAGATGAAAATAACTTCTTAAAAGATATAACAGCAGAAGAAAGAAAAGCACTTAAAAAATATACAAAAGATGATTGGTTTGAAGATATAAATGATATTCTTAGAGGAACTCATTTAGAAGAATTAACAGATAAAGAGATAAAGGCAATGCAAAAGAAAACTAAAAAGGTTATTGAACAAATATCTAGTGGACTTAAAAAAGGTGTTGCCCATACAGATATGAAAGTATTTAGAGGTACATCTGGATCAATATTTAATAAAGTGCTAGATAAAGATTTAATTGAACAAATAAAAGACAAGACTATGGATGTTAAAGAATTAAATAAAAAGGTAAAAGGTTTAGTTGTAAAGGATGATGCTTTTATGTCAACAACAGTTGCACCTGAAGGACCAGCAAGTGAAGATTTTAATTTTGGAATATTTATGGAAATAAAAATTGATAAAGGAGCAACAGGGGGCGGATATATAGCACCAATTTCTACACATTCAGCTGAAAGAGAATGGCTACTTGATAAAGGTACACAATTACAAATTGAAAATGTATCATGGGATGAAGGAAAGCAGTCTTATAAGCTAGAATGTAAATATATAGATCCTAAAAGTTTGGAGGATGAATAATGCGAGATAGATTAAAAGAAGATGGTCAACAAATTATAGTTCCTGATTGCAAAGAATGCATACATGCAATTGAAGAAGGAATTGATGGTTGTAAATTAGATAAGCAAACTATGAAAATAAAAGTAGGAATTAATAGATGCGAATTTAAAGAAGCAAAATAAGGCTTCTTTTTTTATTGTCTTTTTCTATGGGATAGACATTAAAGAAAACATTGCAGAATGGTTACTAGCCCATAAAACTAGGTGGAAAGGAATTGTTATTATGAAAAAATTAAACGAAGTTAACGTTAACGATACAAAATTAAATATGAATTTACAGCTATTAGCTGATGAAGGAGAGCAAGAACCGCCTCAAGATGCAAATAATGAAACAGGAGGACCAGCGCAACAACCTCCAATGAGTCAAGATGAACTTAATAAGTTAGTTGAAGAAAAAGCTAAGGAAATGGCAAAAGATATAGCCTCAAGAAACATAGTAAAAGAGAAGAGAAAATATAAAGAAATGCTTGAATCTTTGCAAAACGATAAAGCTCAACTTGAATCAGAAAAATTAGCTAAAATGAGCGAAGCAGATAAAACAGCTTATCAAATAAGCGAATTAAATAAAAAACTGGAAGAAATGCAAAAGCAATCCAGTGAAAAAGAAAAAGCTTTTGAATTTGAAAGATTAACTAATCAAACTAAAGACTTATTAGTTGAAAAAGGCTTACCAGGAGCTTTAGCAAATATGGTTATGGCTGGAGCAGATGGAGAAGCAGAAGCAATACAAAAGAATATTGCATCATTACAAGAATATGTAAATCAAGCTATAGATGCTGGAGTAGAAGCTAGAATAAAGGCTTCATCAGGAACACCAAGAGCAGTAAAAACTAGCAAAGGTGGGTTTACATTAGAAGATATTAAAAAGATGTCACCATCTGAAATAAATGCACATTGGGATGAAATATCCAAGCAAGGAATATTAAAATAAAAGGAGATGTTATAAATGGCTTACGGAACTAAAAACTTTGATAAATTTATACCAGAATTATGGTCAGCACGTTTACTTCAAAACTTAGATAATACTCATGTATTTGCAAATTGTGTCAATAGAGATTATGAAGGAGAAATAAAAAATATAGGTGATACAGTTCATATCCAAAAATTTGGAGATATAACTGTATCTGATTATACTAAAGCATCTGGAGTAGGAACTCCTGCAGATCCAGGTGGAGGAAGCACAGTATCATTAGTAATAGACCAAGCTAAATACTTTAACTTTAAAGTAGAAGATATTGAAGCTGTACAAGCTAATGTAAACTTAATGGAAAAAGCAATGCAAAGGGCAGCATATGCAGTTGGTGAAGTGACTGATAAATATATAGCAGCTATGGTAGATGATGAAGCAGTTACTTTTGAATTCGGTACTGAATCTGCACCAAAAGCATTAAGTGCTTCAAATGCATATGATACTTTAGTAGATTTAAAAGTTCAATTCAATAAAAAGAATATACCATCTATCGGTAGATTTGTAGTAGTTCCACCTGAATTTTTAGGGCTATTAGAAAAAGATGATAGATATACTAAATATACTCAAAACCAAGATGTAAAAGCTAATGGAATAAAAGGTAAGGTTGCTGGATTTGATATATACGAATCTAATAATGTAGTAACTAAAGAAGTTGGGGCATCTCCAAAAGTATTACATTATCACATAATGGCTGGTACTGATATGGCTATATCTTATGCAGGACAAATATCTAAAATAGAAGCATATAGACCAGAAGCATCATTCTCAGATGCTTGTAAAGGATTATATGTATTTGGAGCTAAAATAGTAGAACCAAGTGCAATATGCAGAATGGACTGTACCTTTTAATACTACAAACTCAGTTCAATCGATGAAAGCGAAAAAAACTATTGATTATGAATCAATGACATTAGCTCAATTAAAAGAGTTAGCTAAAGAAAGAGGATTGATTGGATATTCTTCATTGAATAAAGCTGATTTAATAGAATTATTAAAAGATAATGAATAAGAGGGTATTTTCGCCCTCTATTTTTATAAGAGGGTGATAATTTGCTTGAAAATATAAAACTAATCTTAGGATTAAAAAAAAATGACTATGATAATATAATTACTTTATATATAAATAAAGTCACTAAAAGAGTAAAAGGATATTGCAATATAGAAAATTTAGATGAAATAGAAGAAAAGGAAAAAGATGCATTAAACGAATTTATAGAAGATAAAGTATCAAATATAATGGCTTATAAACTTTCGCAATTAGGAGAGAATGTGGATGACTCTTCAACAGTGACCCCAGCAAACCAAGGTGCCATAAAATCTATTACAAGAGGCAGTGTAAGAATAGAATATAACTATGATAGTGTCTCAACTGACTCTGGAGGAGCGTCTGTAACTAAAAGCTCTCCAGAATTAACAGATGATGAAAAAGAATATTTAAACCAATTTAGAAGATGCAGATTTTATTAGGAGGTGTTATTATGGCAAGTGAAACGGATATAATAGCAACTCTGTATTTTGATAGCATGGATATATATAGAAAAGAAAAAGTTAAAAACCCTAATACTGGGATTACAACTATGCAAGAAATATTAAAATATTCTGATCTCAAATGTTCATTAGACAAAGGAAGTGAAACAACAGTAGCAGGCGAAACAGGAACAGCTTATATTTCAGCTGCTTATAAATTATTCTGTAGGCCTACAGTAGACATACAAGTTGGAGATAAGTTAGTTATAACTTACAATGGAAGAACAGAAGAATTTGAGGCCGGCGAACCTTATCCATATAAATCGCATATAGAAACTCCAGTCACTAAGAAGGAGAGAGTATAATGAGTGGATACAACTTTGAAATAAAAGGAATAGATAACTTTTTAAAAGATATAAATAATATCCAAAACAATTTCCGTGAAGATTTACAGAAATTAATTGAAAAACATGGGGGTATTTTGCTTAGAAATACTAAGATGAAGACTCCTGTTGGACAATATAATGATGGTAGAACTGGAGGAACTTTAAGGAGAAGCTGGGAGCTTGAAAAAGGTGATTTATATGTAAAACTTATGAATCGTGTAGAATATGGCATCTTTGTTGAGTGGGGCCACAGAACTAGAGGTGGTAAATCATACGTTGAAGGAGTTTATATGTTAAAAACATCTTTTGAAAAAACTAAAAAAGATTTTGAAAATGACTTAGAAAAGCTATTAAAAAAATATGGCTTCAAATAGGAGGTGATTAAATGATACCTCTAAAAAGTATATTATTCGCTACTACGAAAGCAGTAGCAGAAAATTTTCCACAAGATGTATATATAGAAGATGACAATACGCAAGGCTTTGATAAGTCTTGTTTTTTTGTACAAATATTGCCTATTTCAAGTTCAGCTATAACTAGAATATCTAACCTAAGAACTATATCAGTATCAATAAAGTATCTACAACAAGCAGGAGAAAGTATAACAAATATATATGATGCAAGCGATAGACTTGAAAAAATATTTGGAAGGACTTTATTTGTAGATGATACTTATCTGACAGTAGATGATATAGAAAGCAATATATATTCAGATGAAATAGGTAGAATACTCGATTTCATGATACATCTTGATTTTGATGATATTAAATATTCACAATATACTGGTCCGTTGGATAATCCAGATAGCGAACCAACAGAATATGAATTAATGAAAGAATTACATTTACAACTTAATGAATTAAGAAATATAACAATAGGAGCTGATGATCCTACTTTGCCAATAGTGGACAAAGCTATTGTAGATATTTCAAAATTATTAGAGAATTAAAAGGAGAGTGAAATAAATGGCTTTAGGATTACCAAGTATAAGTATTAAATTTATACAAGAAGGTATTACTGCTATAAGCAGAGGATCCAGAGGTATAGTTGCGATGATAATAAAGGAAGAAAAAGCTATATCTCCTGCAACTATAGTTGATGTAACCGATATACCTAGTGATGTGACAGATAATAATAAGCAACTTATAACGAATGCTTTAATAGGAAATACAAGTGCACCACTAAGATTAGAACTATACATTATAAGTGGAGAATTAACTTTACAGAATGCTTTAAGTCATTTTGAAAATACACAATTTGACTATTTATGCTACCCATCAGCTGTAGATGAAGATAAAACAGCAATAGTAACATGGATTAAATCGCAAAGAAATTTAGGAAATATGGTTAAGGCAGTATTAGCTAATGAAACAGCTGATTATGAAGGAATAATAAATGTAACTCAAAGTGGAGTAGTTGTAGGAGAAAAAACTTATACTGCTGCTGAATTTACTGCAAGAGTTGCAGGATTAATAGCTGGAACAGATTTAAGAATGTCAACCACTTATACTTCTGTACCAGAAGTTGATTTGATACCTTATGAATCAAGAACTGAAACAACTGAAAAAGTAGGGAAAGGCGAATTTATTCTTTATAAGGAATCAGGAAGAATAAAAGTGGCAAGAGGAGTAAACAGCTTAACTACTGTATCTGATACAACTGTAACAGATATACAAAGTAAAGGTGATTTATTTCAAAAAATTAAGACTGTTGACATAATGGACTTAATAGCAAATGATATAAGAAAAACTGCAAGAGATGCATATATTGGAAAATTAAGTAACAGTTATGATAATAAAATATTACTAATTACAGCTATCCATGGTTATTTTGATGGATTGATTAATGATGGACTAGTTGAAAAAAATACAGTAACAGTTGATATAGATATGGAAGAACAAAAGAAATACTTAAAATCAAATGGAGTTAATATATCTGCTATGAGTGATCAACAAATCAAAGAAGCTAACACAGGCGATCAGGTATTTATAGCCGTAAAATGTAAAATTCTTGATGCGATCGAAAGTATTTCGATTAGAGTATTTATATGACACAATAGAAACAAAGAATCAGATGGTTTGTATAATATTCCATAAAATGTCTATAATATAAATAAAGATATTATGGAGGTGTTTTTTATGGAAGAAAGATACGGGCATTTAACAATTATAGAAGCAACTAAGGAAAGAAAAAATTCTTACGTTGTTTATAAATGTAAATGTGATTGTGGTAATATAGCATATAGAACGAAATCAAGTCTTAGAACAAGTGTTAAAATATCTAAGAATGGTGGACCTTTTTGTGATGAATGTGCAAAAGCAATAGAAAGACAATCAAATATAAAACATGGAATGTGGGCTCAAAATGCTAGACTTTATAGGATATGTAAAGGGGCAAAAGGTAGATGTGAAGATCCTAAAAATACTTCATATAAAGATTATGGAGCAAGAGGAATAAAATTTAAATTTAATTCTATACAACATATGTATGAATGGTCTTTAGAAAATGGATATGCAGATAATTTAAGTATAGACAGAATAAATAATGATGGTGATTATGAACCTTCTAATTGTAGATGGGTAGATATATATACTCAAGCTAATAATAAAAGAGATACAGTTCAATTTCATGGGATTAAAGGAACTGAAAATGTAGCAAAATACTTAGGAATTTCTGTTAGAAGATTTGCCAATATGTTATATAGAGATAAAATGACATTAGATGAAATATATGAAAAGTCTAAAACCGATCCACTATTCTATGCTACAAATACAGAGAGAAGATCTTTTGCACAAAGAAAAAGAAAAGATGAATGGAAAATCAATAAAGAAGAAGCTATAGAAATAGTTAACAATATAAAAAATGGTTCATCTATCAATAGAGAAGCTAATAGAATGAAAGTAGATTTTAAAACAATAAAAACTGCAATAAAAAGACTTGAAGATGGAATATATGATTTATAAACAATTTTTAAGGACTTAATTTTTATTAAGTTCTTTTTTATTTTATATAGGAGGTGTTTTTAATTGAAAGCTAACAAAGTAATAAATGGTACTTTTGCTGAAGTTTGGATAAATGATGTATTAGTTGATGAAATATCAGCTTTCCAAGCCAAAATAGAATTTGACAAAGAAGATATAGATATATGTGGTGAAATGATGACTCAACATAAAATAACTGGATATAGCGGAACTGGCTCTATGACACTTAAAAAGACAAACTCAAGAATGATAAAATTGTTAGCTAATTTTATGAAAGATGGTCTAGAACCGGATGTAACAATAGTTGGAAAATTAGCTGACCCAGGTAATGGAGGAAGTGAAAGAATAAGTATATCAGGAGTATCTTTTGATGATTTAACTTTATTTGATTTTGAAGTTAAATCATTAGGAGAAGTGGAATGCCCATTCACTTTTACAAAATATAAATTTATAGATTTAATATAAAAATATCATAAAGGCTTTGGTGTTTCTAACTAAAGCCTATTTTTATTTTAGGAGGAAATCAAATGAATATAATAGATAAATTAATGAAAATAGACGCAGGGACATTAGAAACACCAACTGCTATACATAAAATGTATGTAAAAAAAATAGGTGAAGAACTAGAATTTGAAATACAAGCTATAAATGCAGAAAAAGCTACAGAAATACAACAGAAAGCTATAAAAATTGAAGATGGAAACGTATCAGATATAGATGTATATAAAACAAAAGTATTAACTATAATGGAAGGTTGTCCAATATTCAAGGATAAGGCACTTAGAGAACATTTTGATTGTGCTACTCCAAAAGAACTTATAAATAAATTGCTTCTTAAAGGAGAAGTAGAGGACTTAGTAAATGCAATAAATAATTTATCAGACTTAAAGAAAATAGAAAAAGTAGATGAAGAAATAAAAAACTAATTGAAACAGATAGTGAAATAGCAACAATGTACTATCTGTTTAAATATAAAAATATAATGCCATCTCAATATTATAATATGAAATTTGGAGAAAAAACTGTAATAAAAAGCTTTATAAGAAAAGAGTCAGAGGAATTTTATAAAATCTCAAAAAATAAAAATATTTTCCCTACTATAAATATTAAATAAGAGGAGGTGAGGCAATGGCAAATGATAAAACACTAGAAGCAATCATTCGCCTTCGAAGGTGACGAAGTTTCAAAGCCTTTAAATGAAATACAAGGTGAAATGAAAGACTTAAATAAAACATCTAGTGATGTAAATAGTGCTATGAAAGATGTACAAAAGGCAACTGGGGACACAGCTAATTCAATGAATGATTTAACAGATATAGCAAAAGATACAAATAATTCATTAAAAGATACAAATGGAGCAGCAGACCAAGCAGCCAAAGGTATAAAAGCTATGGGACTTATGGAAGCTGGACAAAAGATGATGGAATTTGGAGGAAAAATTATTGATGTAGTTAAAAACTTAATGGATTTAACAGAAGCTACTAAAGAATTTAATTCTCTACAAAGTAAATTACAAGGATCAACTAAACAAAATGGATATAAACAGAAAGATGCTAATAAAAATGCTGGACAAGTATATGGGTATACTGGTGATGATATGATGGCAGTCAATGTTGTTTCCAATTTACAAAAGATGGGGCTATCTCAAAGTGAATTAGATAAAACTATCAATGCTTCGCTAGCAGTATGGAGTGCATATGGAGATAGTATCCCTATTGAATCACTAACCGAATCGATTACTGAAACAGCACAAGTAAGTAAAGTTACAGGAAACTTAGCAGATGCTTTGAACTGGGCTGGAATAAGTGAAGATAGTTTTAATAAGAAATTAGAGGCATGTAAAACTGTATCTGAAAAAAATAAACTTATAACAGATACATTAAATCAAGCATACGGAAAAAGTAAAGAAACGTATGATAAAACTAATAAATCCATGATTGATTATAATAAATCTTTATGGGAATCACAAAAGGCACAAGCAGAATTAGGTTCAGCATTAGCACCTTTAAATTCAGCAATTAATGGAATTAAATCGGCTTTTGCAGAAGCATTAGCACCAGTTATAAAACAAATTGCGGATGCTATACAACCAGTAATTCAAAAGTTTCAAGAATTTATAAAGGAACATCCTCAATTAGTATCAGGCATAACAATGGTAGTAGCAGCTATAACAACTCTAATAGGAATTATCGGAACTATAATAGTTGTAGTAACAACGGTAAAATTAGCATTTACTGGCATAAGTACTGTTATGGGAGTTGTATCAGGAGCATTTGCAGCCTTAAGTGCCCCAGTTTTAATAGTTATAGGCGTAATAGGAGCACTTATAGCCATAGGAGTTGCATTGTATAAAAACTGGGACACAGTTTGTGCAAAAGCTACTGAACTAAAGAATTGGGTAGTAAGTAAATGGAATGAGTTAAAAGAAGCTTTAGCACCAATTATTAATTTTATTAAAACATTAATTCAAAATAAATGGAACGAGATAAAAACAACTGTAACTGTTATATCAACTGCAATAAAAACAGTAGTAACTGCAATATGGAATGGAATAAAAACAGTAATAGGCACAATTGTAAGTATTATAAAAATGTTAGTTGAAAATAAATGGAATGAAATAAAAACAGTTGTATCAGTGGTAGGAAACGCAATCAAGACAGTAGTTACGAATGTATGGAATGCTATAAAAACTGCCATATCAACTATTGTATCAGCAATTAAATCTGTAGTAGTAGAAAAATGGAATGCTATTAAATATGCTGTAAAAAGTATAATGGATGCTATTAAAAATACTGCTATAAATGCTTTTAATACTGTAAAAGAAAAAATAATGAATGTAGTTAATACTGCAAAAGATGCATGGCAAGGATTAAAAGATAAAATCACAAATAATCCTATAGTTGCTACAGTTAAAAAAGTAACAGAATCATTAAGTAATGCAGAAAATGGAAACCATGCAGCAGGACTTCGAAGAGTTCCTTATAATAATTATTTAGCTAATTTGCACCAAGACGAAGCAGTATTGAGCCGTAGAGAGGCTGATAAATGGAGACAAGGCAAAGGTAATACTCCTCAAATAGTAAATAATTTCTATGGAATGACTTTTAGAGAAGAAGCTGATTTAGATAGATTTACAGAAAAATTAGTTAGAAAATTAAATGAACAAAAAATAATAACTTAGTAAGGGAGGTAATATTGCATTATGGAGATGTATTTAAAAAATGATAAGCATATATTTAGATTTCCAATATTGCCTTCTACTATAAATATACAAGATTATGCAATAATAAATGACAGTAATATAACAGGATTAGGGGATGTTGCAATATTTGGAGGTAAAGGATTAAGAACAATAGAGATATCATCATTTTTTCCAAATCCAAAAAGAAAATATAAGTTCGTAAATTATCCAAATTATCCAAAACAATGGGATTGTGTTTCTAAAATAAGAGGTTACATGAATAACGGTGAAGTAATGAGATTCATAGTAACTGGCACAGAAATAAACTTCCAAGCAAGAATAACTGATTTTACCTTTTCCCAACAAGATGGCACAGGAGATGTATATTATACTATTAATCTAAAAGAATATAGAGAAATTAAAATATCATCAACAACTACAGTCAAAAGGAAAACTGATAACAAAAATAGGACATCTTCAAAAGATAAAAACAATAATAAAAATAAAACTTCAACCAAAAGTAAACAAACAATTCATATAGTAAAAAAGGGAGATACACTATATGATATAGCAAAGAAATATTATGGAAAAGGATCAAGCTATAAAAAAATAATAGAAAAAAATAAATCTAAATATCCTTCATTAGCTAAAAATACAATAATTAAAGCTGGATGGAAGCTGGTGATATAATGATAACACTAAAAATAGTTGATAGAAATAATAAAAAAACAGATATAACACAGTTAGTAGAAAAAGTTACTTGGAGTGGAGATTATAAACAAGCATCAAGAAAGCTAGAATTTTCAATAATTTCAAATAAATACGATAAAAAAATACCAAAAGTCGATATTAAAGAAGGCTATATGGTTTTTTTTTATGAAAATAAAAAAGAATTATTTAGAGGATTTATATACAGTATAGAAAAAACTACTGATACTACAAGCTACATGGCTTATGACCATGCACAAAAACTAGTTAATATTAAAGTTAATTACAACTTCAAGAACAAGACTGCTAGTCAAATAACTACTCAAATGCTAGATGATTATTCAAAATATGGACTTAAAAAAGGAAGCATTGTAAGTGATGGTGTTTCATGGAGCAAAGTATTTATAGGAGTAAGCATGTATGACACTATAATGAGTGCTTATACAAATTCTCATGCTAGTAATGGCAAAGAATATATGTGCTATGCTAAGGAAGGTGAGATATGCACAGCCCTAAAAGGAGATATAAAGTTAGATGTTCAATTCAAAGAAAAAGAAAATATAATATCAACAACTTATAAATCTAGTATAGAGAATGTAGTAAATAGAGTAATTATAGTAGATGACTCAGGAAATAAAATAGGAGAAGAAAAGAATAGTAATTCAATAGATTTGTATGGATTATTTCAAGAAGTTGTAAAAGCTGAAAGCCAAACATCAGAAATATCAACAATGGCAGTTTCCGCTTCTATATCTTCAACTACTAAAAACAACTCTTTTTCATTAAATACTACTAATTCAATAGCAAAATCTATATTTGATTTCTGTATAGGCAAAGGTTGCACTCCACAAGTTGCAGCAGCTATAGTAGCAAATGCAGAAGTAGAAAGTACATTTAGTACAAGTGAAATAAATCGTATTGGAGCAAGTGGATTATTTCAATGGAGATTAGATAGATTAGCAAGCTTGAAAAGAAAAGCTACTAAAAAAGGAGTAAATTGGACAAACTTAAATCTCCAATTACAACATATGTGGGATGAATTAAATGGAGAAGATAGCACAACTAAATCATTACTTAATAGCAAAGTAGGAGGAGTAAGTAAATTTATAAAGTTAACGGATGCTTATAAAGCTGGTTATTATTTTGGTGCTTGTTTTGAGAGAGGTGGAGGAAATACACTCAGAGGAAATAAAGCAAATGCTTGGTATTCAAAAGTTACTATTGGAGGTAAAAAAATATCAAATTCAAATACATCAACAGATGTGACTGATAATAACCAAACAACAACTACTACAATTATAGATTTAGAAAGTGCTAGAAAAGAAGCAAAGAAAAAATTAAACGATAGAGAAAGAAGTGCATCTTTGGATGGATATGGAGATACCACTTGTATTACTGGATATGGTGTGACTGTTACAGACTCATCAACAGGATTAAAAGGACTATTTTATATAGATACAGACTCTCATACTTGGGAAAATGGAGAATATAAAATAGCGCTTAATCTTAATTATAAAAACTTAATGAACGAAGTTGAAGCAGGAGAAGATGAAGAAAAACAAGAAACACCATACAATGATAATAATTACAATGATGGAGAAAAAGTATTAAATGGCAAGAAAGTAAAAGCTATTTTTACTGCATATTGGCCAGGACCTGGAATAGAAGGTGGAATATATCAAAGCATGGGTGGGAAATTAGACCCTAGCAAACGTACATGCGCTGCACCTAAGAGTATTCCATTCAGAACAAAAATACAACCAAGTGGTACGGGAAGTTTTATAGATGGTAAAACTTATACTGTAACCGACAGAGGTGGGAAAATCGTAGTTAAAAATGGTGTATATCACATAGATATATTAATGAGAACTGACAAAGAATGTAGAGCCTTCGGCATTAAACATGGATATATCATAATAGGAGATGGAACTGGATACAAAGAAGTCCCAGCTACTTCAAATTTACCTTTAAATAAAAAACAGGAAAAATTAATCTCTGTTGCAAAAGCTAAACTTGGAACACCTTATGTATGGGGAGCTTCAATAAACTCTACTACATCATTTGACTGTTCATCATTTACTCGCTATGTGTATAAAACAGCATTAGGAATAACATTGCAAAGAACTTCTAATGTGCAAGGCGAACAAGGTAAAAAGATAACAAGCACATCACAATTACAAGCTGGAGATTTAATTTACTTTAATACTTATTCAACAGATAGAGCAAATGGAATAACTCATGTTGGTATGTATATAGGAAATGGGCAAATGATTCATGCTTCATATAGTTATAAGAAAGTCATGATAGTTAATTTGAAATCATACTTATCTTACAGAGGAACAAAATTTATATGGGCAAGAAGACATATATAAGGTGGTGATCTAATGGAAAAAAATCCTTACAATGAATTTCTATCTATAATTAAAGAAACTTCTAAAAGTAATATAACAGAAAATAAATTATTGAATATAGGAATTGTTGTATCACCTCTTCCAAATTTAATAATTAAAACATCTGAAATAGAATTAGATAAAGATAATCTCATGATAGATAAATGGCTCTTAGATAGACATAAGGAAACACAAACATATACAAAAGGAGAACATACTCATAGTGGTGGAGGCCATACAACAGGAGAAGGTGGAGGAGATGGAACACATACTCATACAGGAGGAGAACACTCTCATAAATCTAAAGATTATGTAAACAAGCTGAATATTGGTGATAAAGTTGTAATGCTTAGAGAAGATGATATTTTTTATATTATATCAAAGGTGGTGAGTATAGATGGATGAAGAATACAATGATAGTTTTTATCCCTTTATTGACTACATTACTGAAAGTGTATCAGACATAGAATTAGAAGAAGATGGCACATTGCCTTTGTATAGAGAAATAGCATGGGATTTCAAGAATGAACATCCTCTTGTTGTTAACAATGAATTTAAGATAGTAGAGGAAAATGAAGCTATATGTGTATGGATATGGCACGCTATAAAAACATTTAGATATTATTTTTCAATATATTCATGGGATTTTGGATGTGAAATAGATACATTGCTAGGACAAAATTATACTCCTGAACTTACTAAAATGGAGGTTACTAGATATATAGAAGAAGCATTATTGATAAATCCTTATATATTAGAAATAAATAAACTTGAAGTATATTTTGATGGAGATATATTACAAGTAGATATGAGAGCAATAACAATCTATGAAGAATTGGAGGTGAATTTTGTTGTTTAGCGAGCAAACATATGAAGCCTTAATTGAAAGAATTTTGGAAAATACAAGTGCTAATAATTTAGATACTAGAGAAGGTTCAGTATCATTTAACTTATTAGCACCATTAGCTGAGGAATTAGCGAAAGCTTATATTTCTATGGGCGATATACTCAATTTAGCATTTATAGAAGATACTTTTGACGACTATTTGGATAAAAGAGTTAATGAATTTGGGGTATACAGAAAAGACGGAGAAAAAGCAACTGGTGCCATAAAGGTAACAGGATTAGATGATACATTTATAGGAAATAGTACAATAATTACATCTAATGGATTAGAATATATAGTATTAAACGATATACTTTTACCAAATGAAGATACTTTATATGTAGAAGCAACAGAAATAGGATATAAATATAATTTACCAGCTGGGTCAACTTTTGAATTAGTAGAACCTATCACTGGAGTTACTTCGTTAATAAATGAAAGTGCATTTGAAAATGGTGTAGATGCTGAAACAGATGAAGAACTTAAGGAAAGGTTTAAATATATAATTCAAAATCCAAGGACATCAGGAAATGTTAACGATTATAAAGCATGGGCATTAGAGTGTGACGGAGTAGGGAGAGTAAAAGTATACCCTCTTTGGAATGGCAATGGAACAGTAAAAGTGCTTATTATAGGTAATGACAATCTTCCATGTAGTGAAGAAACTGTAAGTACAGTCATATCGTATATGGAAGAAAAAAGGCCAATAGGAGCAACTGTAACAGTTGATACTCCACAGTTATTAAAATTAACATTTGATATTAAAATAAAACTAGATAGTGCTTATTCGTTAGATGATACAAAGGAACAAATATCAACAGTCTTATCAGATTATGTGAATAATTTGGAAGATGAAGATATTATATATTATAAAGCATTATCAGTAGTTGGTGATTTAGAGGCTGTAGATGATATAGTAGCATATACAATAAATAGCAAGCAAGAAAATATACCTGTCGGAGATTATTATATTCCTGTTATAGATACAATTACAATTTCGGTGAGCGAGGTGGTTTAGTTGGATTTAATCGATAAACTACCTTATTTTTATGACAATGGATATACTAGACCTATTATAGAAGCTGAACAAAAAGAAAGAGATATATTAGTTGAAGAAATAGAAGATGTATTAAGACAAATGTATGTTTTAACTGCGACTTGGGGATTAGATTATTGGGAAAATATGCTATATTTACCGCGAGGCATAGGCAAAACATATGAAGAAAGAAGAAGTATAATTTTAACTAAAATGAGGGGTAGCAAAACAACTACTATTGAAGTAGTAAAGCAACTTGCATACTCCTTTTTTGATGTTGAAAATGTAACAGTTGAAGAAGATAATGCACATTACATTTTTAATATTACTTTAGAAAATGCAAAATTTAAAAGTAGTAATTTTTCAGACCTTATTAATGCAATTGAACTATATAAACCAGCTCACCTTAATTACTCATTTACTTTTGTTTCAAAAGGAACTGTAGTAATTAATAGTACTCAGAGAATAGCATTATCTAAGTTGCCAGAGTGCAATACATTTAGAGTAGGTACTTGGTGGAAATCTTATTCAGACGGATATGGCAATATAGGAAAAGTAATACAAGCAAGAACTTATGATGGATATAGCAATTTACCTATTTGTGGATTATATAAAAATATAATAAAAATGTCAAAAGAGGAATTTGAATTAATACATAATCCAAGTAAAAACAATATTGTTGATTATGCTTTTGTTGATTATGCTATTGTAACAGAAACAGAAAGTATAAGTTCTAAAATAGGCGAATTAAAGATAGGATATAGCAAAATTTTATAACTGAAAGAAGGTGAATATATGGCATATAAAAAGAAAGTATGGAAAACCGGCGATATTATGAAACAAGAAGATATTAATAATATTGAAAATGGGATATATGAAGCGCATCAAGAATTGAAGAATCTGCATAATTATGATGACACAGAAATAAAAAATATAATAGGATCTGGAACGTTATCTACATTAGCAAAAGATTTAAAAGGTGCAATAAATGAGGTTTTTCAATATGCCAGTAATGGTAAAACTTTAATTGCTCAAGCTATTACTGGCAAAGGGGTAGCAACAAGTAATACAGATACGTTTCAAACAATGGCTACTAATATAAGCTTGATAAGTGGAAAGGTTACTGGGAAAATATTAACGCTTGATAATAAAAAATATACATTATCTGAGGATGATAATGGGAATATAACTGCTACAATAATCAAATTTAGTATAACTAATAAATTAACTAATGTAAGTAATAATAACTCTGCAATACAAGTAGATTATGGAAACAGTTACTCTGCTACTATAACTGCTAATAGTGGGTATGGAATAAATTCATTAAGCATAACTATGGGTGGGGTTGATATAACTTCTACCGCATATTCAAATGGGCAAATTAATATAAATTCTGTCACTGGAAATATAATTATTACAGTAACAGCTAGTGTAACTATTGATATATCAGGAAGTTTTGGATATATACTTGGTGCTATAACAGAATGGGAAGTAATTGGAGATAGTATAACAGATGAAGGTATGCTACCATTGACTAAATATCCAACAATCTTAAAAAATCAATATACTAATATATCAACTGTAAACAATTGCGCTAAAAGTGGAGCACATATAACTAATAAAACAACAGGATATAAAACATTTTCAACATTAATAGATGAAGGGTTAAGTGGGGCTTCTGCTAATGCAGGTCTAGTGACTATATTTGGTGGTGTCAATGATTATTTGCAAAATTGTGATATAGGTACAACTAATGATACAGAAGATACTACATTTTATGGGGCATGCAAAAAACTTATAGAAAAAATCAAAAATAAATTTGCACAAGCTGAAATCATATGGATAATACCACTTAACATGACAAACGGTACATTTAACACTAACTCAAATGGAATTAATAATGCTGGTAACACATTGGACGATTATAGAACTGCTATTAAAAATGTATGTACTACTAACAATATTAAAATAATAGATGTACATGAAGATAGCGACTTGCAACCAAGTACATTAAGCAGTGACGGTCTACATCCAACAGCTGACGGACAAGGATTACTAGCAAGTAAGTTTAGAAAATATATTCCATACATTCCAGCACAACCAACTACAGAATTAACAGTAAGTAATATTGCAGATATAACAACAGTAGAAAAAATCACTTTCAACATAGTTTATTCAACATCAAAATCAGTTATAAAACATGAAGTATCTTGGGATGGTGGAAATACATATTATGATAAAACAAGTGATGTAACATCCAACAATTTAACTTATACGTTTACACATGACGCCAATGCAAGTGCAGGAACTTATAATATGGCTATAAGAGTAACTACAAGTGACGGTGAAATAGCTACAAGTAATATATTTACATTAACGGTAATAGCAAGTCCTACACAAGATACTTATACTAATGCGGTAATATCAGATTTCAAAACAGTAGGTAAAGTGGATGATTTAATCATAGACAGTAATTCCAATTTAACTGCATCATCTGTTGGACAGTGGGGTATGTGTTATTTAAATAAAAATATATCTAAATTAAAATTCACATTAAGGCCAAATGTTGCAGACTATGCGTGTTTATGCTGGTATATATATAATGATAACGGCGATGGTACTTATAATATGATAGCATTAGGAATAGGAAGTGACCATGGACAAGAATTCAAAATGACAATACCAGGAACAGGCGTTTCAAAAATAGCAAAATTAACATTACCTGATATAAATAAAAATGACATATTAATCGTAGAATATAATGGAACTTCACAAAAAATTACAAAAGAAGATGGAACAGTTTTAATTACATTAGAAGGTAATATGAGCGGTTGGTGTGGACAATCTTCTAGTTCAATACCATTTTGCTCTAATGTAAAATATATTGAAAAAGAAAATACTGATACGGTTTTATTAGATTCTAATGGTGCATATATTGTAGATGATTTTTCAAGCAATATAGTAGATCCGAGTAAATGGTCTTATGAACTAGGATATGTTAGGAATAGTGAAACACAAAATTATGTAAATACTAATGCAATAATTAATGATGGTATTTTAGAATTAAGAGGTTTGAAGGATAGTAGTGGGAATTGGACTTCAGCATCAATTATATCAAAAGGTCATTTTGCATTTATGTATGGAAAAATAGAGGCACGTGTTAAATTATGTAACTTAAATGGAGCATTTGGAGCGTTTTGGACTTTAGGAGATAGTTTCGAATTTGGTTATAAAGAAAATGCTAGCCCGGATACTTTGGGTGAATGGTGGGCTTACTGTGGTGAATTTGACATAGTTGAATTTTATAATAAAAAATTAACTTGTGGTGTATTCTTTAATCAAAAGGAAGAAAGTGGCCGTGTATGGTATGACAATTATGCTACGGGTGATTGGCATATATTTGCAATGGAATGGGCAACAGATGGTAGCTTGAAATTTACTATTGATGGTAATGTGCTATCTACAACTAGTGCTACTGATAACAGAGCATTCCATATACCTCACTATATATTATTAAACCAAGCAATAGGAGCTAGTGGTGGCACTCCTGATAGTGATACAACTGAAATAACTCAATATGTTGATTGGGTTAAATATTATCCTTTAAGTACAGAAAATGTAGTACTTAATAGTAGTGATTTCACAATTCAAGCAACAGATTTCAATGAAAATAATTGTGTAGTTAGAGCAACGTTTAATGATAACTGTATCAACAAAGCTTTAAGCTGGAAATCAAATAATGAAAGTGTTATTACTGTTCATAGTGGATTTTGTGTTGCAGCTAGTTCAAGTGGTTCAGCTACTATCACAGCAACTTCTAAGAGCGGTGTTTCAAAGAGCATAACATTAAACGTCAGCAATAACGCTATATCACATTAGGAGGTGATAAACTTGAGAACTCTTACAGATAAGGCACTTAATAAATTAGCAAATTATTATATTAGCAAACTAAAAAATGTGAAATATACACTTGATGGAGAAGAAAAAGAAATAGATTTTTTTTCTAAAAAAGTAATAGGGAATACTGCTTGTGCTTATGTATTCTTTGATGAGAATTACAAAGGAAAAATTACAAATATAAGAGTAATAGATAAAGATGGGGATATAGTAGCACAAGACAAGAAAGTCTATGAAAGAACTACTGATAAGGCATTGTATATAGCATTTAAGCATGAATTTACGGAGGTGTAAAAAAATGAGTATATATACAAAGAATGAATGGATAGACCATATAGAAGATGTTGATACAGGAGAAGTATTGCAAGTTGGTACTTTGTATTGTGCTAGACTTATGAATCATATGGAAGATGGCATAGAATCAGCACATAGTGAAATGATTGCAATGGAGACAGCTGTAAAAAATATGCAAACAAAAGTAAAAGTATTAGAAGATAATCTTATAAATAATATGCCACATAACAATTTCTTAGAAGACTTAACTACTCTAGATGATATAGTTATAAATGATGGCATATATAATAAAGTATTGGCTAAGGTATATTATTAGGAGGTGATTGGATGGCAGTAGGTGATATAAAACAATTTGGGCTATGGAAAATGGAATATCATTATAGTAAAGATGGGTGGAAAATTAATTATTATGGAACAGATGATAATGTTTGGGTAGGAGATATTGATAGTTATATGTTGCAATTCAGAGGTGCTAGAATAAGAACGTTAGTAGACTCAAATGCTTCAAATAAAATCAAACCTATTCGATGGGTAGAATTCAATTTAGATGGGCGTACTGCTTATATTTCAAAAAATATTGCACTAAATCTTATCGCAGTTGAAGACATAATAGAGTTATGCAGTAAAACAATTACTATTGACTCTGTTGACTATAATTTAGCTTTTTTAACGCAATCTCAACTATATAATATTCCAAGCGATGTTTGCTCTAAGCTCCAATATAATTCTGACGAATATTACTATTATTGTAGTGATTCTTATAATGGAAATTATAAGACAGTTTCTTTTAATCAAACTAATTTTTCAGATAGTAACAAGAATGTATCGGTAGATTATTATGATAATCGTTATTTATATATTCCCGTATTAGTGTTACCTAATACACCACCTACTATAAGTGGAGAAGATAGCAATTTAGGAAATAAAACAAGTAATTTTAGCATTACTTATTCTATATCAGATGAAGATAGTGACCAAGAATTAACAGTAAAAGAAAAACTTAATGGAGACATTATAAGAACATTAAAAAATCCTGTTAAGGGAAAGGAATTGACACTAACTATTAGCGAAGAAAGATTTGCAAATTTGAGTGTTAATAGCACTAACACTATAGAGATAGAAGTAACAGATGGGCAAGCTACTACATATAGAAGATATACATTTGTAAAGACTAATTCAGCACCATTTATAACTTATACAGGGCAAGCAGACTTAGGAGAGTTAACAACTAAACCTAGTATTACTTATTCAGTTAAAGATAATGAAGGAGATGCAATAACTGTAACTGAAAAATTGAATGGTGAAGTTATAAAACAATTTACAGCGACATCTAATAAAAATTATACAATAACTATTACAGATGAATTTTGGTTAACTTGTGGTAAAAATGCCAATACAATAGAAATATCTGCTAGTGATGTTAATGGAGGCACTTCATACAAATATATAACATTTACAAGACAAGTCAATAAAGTTCAAATAACTACGAAAAAAGCAATTGAAACAGATGCAGCAGCAACTAAAATAATGGTAAGTCCAGACTGGGATAAAACAGGATGCACAGATAAAGTGGAAGTATGTAATAACGGATTTGATGCATCTCCTACTTGGGAAGATATGACTACAATGTCAGTACTTAATAGACCATATACTTTTACTAATTCTACTAAAACAGCAGCTAAATGGGGAATAAAAATAAGACTTACATTAACTAAAAACGAAGGATATGAAGGAGAAGTTGCTATTTATGGATTTGGAGGTGCATTTGAATAATGAAAATATTTCACGAAAAATCATTGATAGAAATAAATAAGGAAAAAGAAGAAAATGGAAAACTAAAAAAGGAAGTTGAAGAATTAAAATCAGAATTAGAACTAACTCAAACTGCATTGAATGATTTATTATTTGGAGAAGAAGGAGGTGAATAAGAATGGCTGGATATTTAGCATTACAAATAATGAAAGGTAACCTTAGTTATGCAAAGGTTATGAGTAAGTTTAGCAAATATAAAGAACAAATAGACATTATATTAGTAGCAGAAGGCAGAGAAGATTTAATAGAAAATTAATCTTCTCTTTTTTTATTATCATTTAAGAGGATCTTCATAGGTCCTCTTTTTTATAAGGAGGGATAAAATGTCTTATAATAAAAAAGTATGGAAAAGTGGAGACAGAATTACAAAAGAAGCGTTAAACAATATGGAAAATGGTATAGAGGCAGCACATCAAAATTCAGGTGGAAGCGGTACATCTTATGATGATACTGCAATAAAAAATGATATAAATACTATTAAAACTGATTTAGGTACTGCACAACTAACTACAACTAATAAAGATATTAAAGGTGCAGTTAATGAAGTTAATGCACAATTTAAAGATATTGCGAAAATACAAGCCATTAACAGTTTCAGAATTATAGGAGAAAAAATATCAAATAAAAAATATACAAATATTAAATTAATAGGAGATAGTATAACTGATGGATACGGAGGAACAGGTTATAATGGGAACCAGTCTAATTCTCCTTCAGTTAATACAAAAGGATATTGTTGGGCGAATAGTTTAAAAGATTATTTGAATGATAGATACACAATTAATGTTATTAATAAAGGAATGTTTGGTACTACAGCAAGTAATATATATAGCAATATATCTAATGTTGTAAGCAATACTGATAATTTAGTTATATATTTAACAGGAACAAACGATAGACCTTCATCTGATTTAACATCTTATAAAAATTCAGTTAAAAGTATAATTACTTATGTCAAAAATTTAGGAATAGATATAATAGTTATGTCAGGAGTGCCAGCTACACAAGCCAATGAAAACCAATATGCACATACCATGCAAGATATTGATGATGTTGTTAGAATTTTATGCAACGAAAATAATACACCATTCATTTCAATGTATCAAGAATATATAAATTATTGTGATATACATTCAATAGATATTACAACAACATTTTATGACCATTGTCATCCTAATGATTTGGGATATTATATCATGTTTATGTGTTTATGCAAATGTTTAAATTTACCTTTAAATCCATATAAAAATTATAAATATAATGCAGGCACTACTAATAAATCAGTAACCAATATAAATATTGATAGTACTAAAACTGTTAAATTAAATGATAGTATTACATTAATTGCAACATTGACACCAACAGATGCCACTAATAAAAAAGTAACATGGTCAACAAATAATAATAATGTTACATTAACCCCAAATGGACTATCTTGTGAAGTGCAAGGAGTAAGTGTAGGGACTTCAATAATAACAGTTACATCAAATGATACAACTAACGGAACAATAAAAAGTACTTGCACTATTACAATAAGTGAAGATGCTGTCGTTGATTATACATTATTATGTGGCAATTTAGATTATACTGGGGAAGGTAATGGTGGAATAAATAATATCACTAATGAAATAGTACCTATGATAGTTAAACGAGATTTTGATACATCTAATTACACCACTATATGTTCTAATAAAACTATTAAAAGAATATCTATTAAAATTCATACGGCAGGAAAATTAACTATAGGTAAAGGAGATTTAACTCAATATAATAATAATACAGATATAACTGTTATTGACCCTATAGAATATAATGTTGTAACTGGAATAAACGTGTTAGATATAAATGTATCATGTGGAGCAAATCAATCATTAACTATTGGAGCAGTCGGCGATACTGCATTCCCTTATTATGCTTATAATAACTTAACTGATGACCAGTTTAAAGGATTTTCAATAAATACAAATAAAGAATTTAAAACAGGAATAAATCTTACAGCCACACTTACTTTATTAGGAGCTATTTATATATAAATATTGTATATCTTAATAATTTAAGCTAAAATCACAATAAGGGGTGATTTTATGAATATAAATATAGGAGATAGAGTCGAATTAAAATGTGGCTTTCTCAAAAAGAAAATAAAAGAAGGAATTGTAGAAGATATAGAAGTGTACGAAACTTATGATAGTGACATAGAACATACAATAGTACGATTAGATAATGGAAGGAAAATAAAAGTAGTAACACAAAATGGGAATTCATTTTTACAACCAAATAAAATAATAGAAATTTTAGATTAGATTAATTTCTAGTCTTTTTAATACCAAGTTAGTTCGCAATATGAATCAATTGCGTAAGAAATATGTTTATAAAAATGAAGTCATGTTAATACTCTAAATAAAAAGGAGTGTTGGCATGGCTTTATTATATATAGCATTAGTATTATGTTTAATAGGCATATTAATAGGTATTCTGTCTATAATAGGGATAATTGTACTTTATAAATCAATATAGAAAGTTAAAGGATCTAATTAATCTTAGGTCCTTTTTTAATACAAAAAAGGGGTGATATTATGGATTTTCATTGCTGGAATGAAGAAGGATGTACAGTAGAATTAGATGAAAGAGAGAAACAAGCATATATAGATTATGTTCAAAAGAAAAATCCGGGGCAACAAATAAAATATATTACAGTAAAATTAGATGGAGATTATGTTGATTTGAAATATGAGGTAAAATCAATGCCATTCCAAAGAATAAGAAGGATAACTGGCTATCTTTCAGAAGTGAAACAATTTAATGATGCCAAACAAGATGAATTAAAAGATAGAGTAAAACACACAAAATAAAAGAGAGGAAGGTTTTATCCTTCTCTCTTTTTTAATAAATCTTCAATTGCTTCATCTAGTAATTTACTTATAGGTACTTTGCTTTCTCTTGAATACTCTCTTAATCTATTTAATAATTCTTTATCAATAGCAGAGCCTATTCTTTCTCTATTTTTTAACATTATTATCACCTCAATATAAGTATATTAATTTACTAACTTTATTGCAAGTGGTATCACTTTGCGATATAATATAATTAGAAAACTAATAAAGGGGTGGTTTTGTATGAAAGAAATATGGAAAGACATAAAAGGATATGAGGGACTGTATAAAGTGAGTAATTTAGGAAAAGTTTATAGCATAGCTTATAAAAAATGTTTAAGTCCTAGAAGTGATAGAGGATATTTATGTATTTTGTTACATAAAAGCGGAAATAAGAAATATTTTCTAATACATAGATTAGTAGCAGAAGCATTTATACCAAATCCAAATAATTATCCTCAAGTTAATCACAAAGATGAAAATAAACAAAATAATCATGTAAGCAATTTAGAATGGTGTACTAGAAAATATAATATGAACTATGGTACTAGAAATAAGAGAGCTAGAAATAGTCTTAAATGGAAATTTACAAAAGTAATTTGCATAACTACTGGAGAAGAGTTTGATTGTATAAGTGCAGCATCAACAAAATATAATGTAATGAGGGCAAATATAAGAGCTTGTTGTAAGAACAAAATAAAATCAGCAGGAAAGCATCCAGTAACGGGTGAAAAGCTGGTTTGGAAATATATTGAAGAATAAGGCATATTTCTATGCCTTATTTTAATGAATAGAGGTGTTGTCTATGAGTACAGAAGTAATTGTTGCAATACTAGCATTTGTTGGAACCCTAGCAGGTTCTTACTTTAGCAATAACAAGACAACTGCAGTAATACAAGAACAGATAAAAAATATAAAAGAAGATATATCTATTCTGAGTAATAGAGTGGATAAGCATAATAATCTTATAAGTAGAATGAGCGTTGTTGAAGAAAAAATAAAGGAATTAGAAAATAAAGGAGAGAGATAAATGTTAGATTTAAGTGTTATAAGTAATTATTTAGTAGTTGCAGTAATATTAGTATGTTGTTGTATAGGATATGTAATAAAAACAAGTTTAGATTTTATACCTAATAAATATATACCATTAATCATGGCCTGCATAGGAGTGGTTTTAAACTACTTTATAGCAGGCTATTTTAATGTAAATGTATTACTAGGAGGAATGTTGAGCGGTTTAAGTTCTGTAGGACTTCATCAAGCTTTTAAAAATTTAATTGAAAATAAAGAAGGTGATAAATAATGAAAACTCAAGGTGGTTTTACCTTACTTGAAAATGAAAAGGATGTTAAAAATTGGCTTGCAAAACAAAAGGTAAGTAGAAGAATAACAAGATTACAAGTACACCATATGGATATGCCTAGCTATTCTACATGGGAAAAAACTGATAAAAAAGTATTTTCGGAACCACACTTCGGCAGAACTAAATCTTTGGACAGTTATGGAAAATCTAAATGGGGTAGTGCAGCTAGTGATGGTCATGGACATCATATAGCACAACACTTCAACGTTTTCCCTGACGGTAAGATAACAACTGGTAGAAACCTTAATAGTACTCCAATTGGTATTAGAGGTTGGAATGACCACGCTATTTGTATAGAAATATATGGATGCTTTGACAAGGGACATGACAAGATGAGTGATGCACAAAAGAAGGCAGTAATATACTTGTATGGATTACTTTCTAAAAGATTTGACATACCCGTCAATACTACTCATATAAGACCCCATTGCTGGTTTACATATAGTGGTACTTATCTTGGAAAATATAATGTAGATAGAAGTGCTAAAACTTGTCCAGGAACTAATTTTATGGGATTTGGAACTTCTCCAGAAGGATTTGCTCATTTCATAAAAGATGTAAAAAACTATGTAGATGGTAAAAAAGCAGAACCTAAGAAGGAAGAAACCAAGGCAACTACAAAGAAATTCCAAATACAAACTTTAGATAAATTAAATGTTCGTAAAGTGGCAGATTGGAATGCTTCAGCAGTTACTACAGTCAAGAAAGGGCAAGTAATAGATACAGTAGATGCTAAAAACGGAAGTACTTCTATGTATCGCTTAGAATCAGGATTATATATAACTGCATCTGAAAAATATGTAAAGAAAGTATAATAAAAAGGCTGGTAGGGATTATTTTCCTTACCAGCTTTATTTTTATTATACTTCTGATAATTTTCTACCACAAAATGGGCAATATTTAATTTTAAAAGATGCAATTCCATCAGCCTTAGCTATTATGTGTAAATTATCATATTCATCTTTATCTATATATAAATTGTTATAACATCCTTGAGTTATTAATTTTTCTTTTCCATATTTAACATTACAATACTCACAACCCTCTTTTAGGTCCATTACATTCATACTTATAACACCATCCATTTTTATTTCTTTTTCGATATGTTTTTCATATCATACCCCTATGAGCTTCTTTTTATTTATCTAATTTGTACCACATACCAGGTATACATCCATCATATATTTCAGATGTATTATTTGTTGGTACATGGTATATTTTAACTCCTGTTATCTCTATTCTTTCTGTACTTATTTCTTTTAGGTACAACGTTATTTTTCTAGTTTCTCCAGCTGATATATTTTGCTCAACACCACTCCATGGTATACAAGTATTTTTTTTATCGTATTCTTTAAAATCTATTTCTAAATAATTTATATCATTTCCTGTATTATTAGTCCATGTAAATTCAAAACTTGGAGAAATTTCATCATCTAGATAAGTTTTTTCTATACTATCAAGTTGTTTAGCTATATATTTTTCAGCTTCTACTTCATTTCCACTATAATTTTCAGGTATTTTTAAATTTACACCATCTTGATAATATTTAGCTTCTTCTTCTATTTTCCAGTCGTGGTTATTTAAAAAATTAATCTCATCCTCTGTTAATAACTTTCTATATGCTTCTGTTAATTCATTTCCTTCTAATCCTTTTAAAGTGGCAATTCTCTCTTTTTCAGTCATATGTTTTTCTTCTTTTATAGAGCTTTCAGCTTTATTCTTATTTATATTATTACTACAACCTACCATACTTACTGCTAATATACTTGCTGCTAATATGCTTATTAATTTTTTATTCATAAATAACATCCCCCTTAATAATTTATATTTTAGAATTCTATTTTGCTTCTATTAACTCCGTTAGCATTAATTCCAAATTCCCATCATCTTCATCAAAACCCCATACTTCTAAATACTCCGCATTACTGTCTTTATGTCGCCATATACATTCTAAGTAAAAAATAACATCCCCTATATATATTTTACAGCATTCTACTTTTTCTTCAAAGGTTTCGCAATCATATAGGTCGTATATTTTTCCTCCCCAACTGTTAATCATATTTGCGGCAGCCACTAATGTTGTTTCATTAGCCATTAAATAATTGAATATATTTTTTCTTTGCGTTTCTTTATCCATTTATTTCACCTCTAACTTATTTATTTTTTATAAATTTTTCACTTCTAGCTATATTAATGCTTGCATTATGGTCAGCGTTTAATTCAAATCCACATTCAGTACACTTGAATTTTTCTTGAGTTTGTCTATTATCCTTATCAATATGACCACATATGCAACAAGTTTGAGAAGTATAAGCTGGGTCTATATATCTTACTGTTATTCCGACTCTTTCAGCTTTATACTCTACCATATTTTGCAACTCATAATAACTCCAATTTCTAAGTAATTTATCGCCAAATCCATCCTTTGTAAGTTTTTCCATATTTATAAATTCACATTGATGTTTTATTGCGAAATCTACTATCTTTTTAGATAGTTGATGATTATAAGTTTTAGCCCAGTTTCTTTCTTTATCTTTTAGCCTATTTAGTGCTTGTGTTTTTTTAGTGCGTCCTTTACCGCCTTTTGTAAGTTTTAAAGCCTGTTGTAAGTTTCTTGCTCTTTGTTGCATTTGCTCTCTAACTTTCATAAAGTCATTAATGCTTCCTAAATGTTCTCTTTTGTACGTATCATCATTTAAGCATACATAAGCTGGATATTTAATTCCTAAGTCAACACCTAATACTCTACCTTCTACAAAGTTCTTTTTAGGTGTATAAGGTATATCTAATGTTAAGTTAAGTATTAGGTTATTATTTTTATCAAAGCATAAACTTGACTGCATTACCTTATATTCTTTGTCTATTACCTTGTGCAATGTATGTTGCAACTCTATGCTATTTTCTTTTCTTTTAGTTGCTCCTAAAACAACTTTGAATATTATTTTATTTACCCATTTTATTAGTATGCCATCGCCTTCATACATGAATTTTAAATCTCTTCCACGTGTCATAAGAGGATAATTTCTCTTATAGTTTGTTATAGTTCTTTCCCCTTTAGCTAATCCATTTTTTAATGATGTTTTGAAATCTTTCTTTACTCTTTGCGTTATAGATGATTTAGTATCAATGCCAGTACCAAAAGCAATTCCTTCAAAAAGTGGATTACTATTAGTTAAACTCTTTTGTGCATTCTTGAATATATCAGATTTAATATCTCTATTGCTTTCTAAGTATGCACTGCTTAATATTCCCATTGCTAAGTTAAGTCCTTGATATTGAGCATATTGGCTATCTCTTATGAATTTATAGCCTTGTTTTCTTTCTTCGTCAGTTCCTATTACTGTTAATTTTAATTTTCTTACTGTAATCATAATAAAACCTCCTTATTAATATAAAATACATTTACATACTACATAGTTGATAGTTAACTTCTTAATAGCTACTTGAGTTTGTATGACACTCCAAAGACGTAAATTATTTACATATCACGTAGTTAATAGTTAACTATGAAGTTGGAGACATGGTTATATAATAACATAGACATTTACATATCACATAGTTAATAGTTAACTCAAAGAGTCAGAAGGATTTGAATGGCAGTATAAAAAATTTACATATCACATAGTTAATAGTTAACTAGAGCTGTTTTAGCATTATTAATCATTGTATTAATATTTACATACCACATAGTTAATAGTTAACAAGATAGTAAGAATAATGTAGTAGCTCTTGATAGTGCATTTACATACCACATAGTTAATAGTTAACTAAACGTGGAGCAAATTAAAATAGAATATAAAATCCCATTTACATACCACATAGTTAATAGTTAACACTTTGAAAATCGCTAATAGTGATATAACAGCTTTTCATTTACATACCACATAGTTAATATGAAATACTTTTCTTATATCTAATACATTATGATCTGTTACTACATTTACATATCACTTAGTTAATATGAAATTTTCAGAGCAGATGACACAGCCTTATGTTAACAAGGAATTTACATATCACTTAGTTAATATGAAATAGATATATAAAAATGAAATTACAAAAGTATTATCTGATTTACATATCACTTAGTTAATATGAAATCCTAAAATTAATTTAAGTAATTCCAATGTATTCATTTATATCAAGTGATATATTATGCAGTGTACTTATGATAGCGCCTTATCTAAATGATATGTAAACACTTAAAGTTAAGTAGTTTCAAGTGATACGACTATTTATGAGTTTTATGTCGCTCACTGCAATTTATATAAATTAACTAAGTGATTTTCCGAGTGAATAAGAAGAATATTAGTTTACACCCATTCTTTTTAATCTTATTCCTCAGACTTAGGACGGTAAATCGCCCTCATAAGATTTTTATTAAGTTTTCAAAGAGCTTGTCTTGTTTGATTTCTTATTGTTACTATTATAATAGCATATGTTCTCCACTTTGTGCAACTCTTTTTTGAAAATTTATTTATTTTTTTTCTTCACTATGGTACAATTATCTCAAAGGTGGTGATTTTATGGCTTTGAAAGAAAATAAAGATAGAATTAATCTTGTTATAGAAAAGGAATATAAAGAACAATTGCAAAAATTAGCAAAAGACAATAGAGTAACCTTATCAAACTTTTGTGCAACTGTACTTGTGAAATATATAGAAAAAAAGAACCAAGAGAAGTAATTTCCCTTGGCTCTTTTATTATTAGCAACTATAATATTTATTTTCTATATTATTGTATCTCTTTAGAAGAATATCATTTTCTCCCCAAAATCTTGCTTCTACTTGGTCAATATCAACTTTTTCTTTACAAATTTCTCTAAATAGATTAATTGCACTTACATAATCAGTCCAACCACTATATAGTTCTAAACCTTCATTATTTATCCAACTAACTTGAAAATTATTCATTTATTTGCCCTCCATGTCTTTTAATATTATATTTACAAGCTCTTCCTTAGTGAACTCATCTCCTGGATAATATCCTCTTGCATCATAGAAGTATTCTTTTAACATTTCCATGCTAGTTTTTTCTAACATTTCTTTCATTTTCATTTCCCCCTTTTTCTTTTATAGTAATATATATGCAGTGATTAAATAAAAATTGCATAAATTTATATAAAAATTAAATAATTTTTTACTAATTTTATGTAACTCTTATATAAAATTTACATATATTTATACAAAGAAAATAAATAGAGGATTTTAATAAAAAATAAATAATATATAAATTATACATTTTTTAGGTAATAATTGAATAAAAATTAGTGAGGTGAGATTATGGCAAAAGAAAAACCAACTATAATCAATATAAGCTTCAAAACACAAACACTAGATGATAAGATGCTCTTAGATTGGCTAGAAGTCAAATTTAAAGAATATGGGAAATCAAATTATATAAAGAATGTGCTTAGAGAAAAGATGTATAAAGAAATAAATAAAGAAGAGTAAACAAAAGAAAAAGCCAAGGAAAGAGTATCCTGGGCTTTTTATTATATAAGATGTCTTAATAATTCACATAATGCAGCCAACCCAAAATAAATGCCAACCTTAAACAATTTCAGTTACCTCCGATAAAATAAAAGATTAAGAATATTATTTCTCATAAGGGGGATTTTATAATGGTAAAATATTACACTTTTTCGGAATTTTTACATTTAGAAGAAGAGGACTTGAATATGATAGAAAAGTTCTTAGATCATATCAAAAGAAATAAAGTTGTATATTCAAGATTAGTATTATTAGTAGCTTTGCTAATGAAAAATAACAATATAATTTATGCAGAAAGTTTTGAAGTGAGTTTAAATAATTCAGCTAAACAAATAATAGATATGTTGTTAGTATTAGCTAAGTATTCATTTTTAGGTCTAGGGCTGAAGGAGATAATATCTACTATGATTGCTGGAGGAAGTTTTAAAGATGCAACGACATCAGGAATGCAATATCTATTGACTTATGTATTAATCAAATTGTATCCTAGTTTATTTAATATGTTTAGTAAAATTAATTTCTAGGAGGAGATACTATGAAAGCTAAAATAATCTTTAGCATATTAGGATGTTCATATAACTTATGCTTAATCAGTGGGTTAGTAAGCTTTATATTATATGCCTATGGTTTAGATAAATGTAAGCATGGTCCAACTATAGCTATAGGGGTATATCTTGTATTGTCAATATTAGGAGAGTGTCTACTATGAAATTAAGTGATTATTATTCAATTAAAAGACAAGAATATGTAACATTTAAATTAATTCCAACTAAAAGCAGTAGAAATAATACAACTATAGGAATAGCACATCTTATTAATAGTATGTATAGAAGCACTAATAAACTTATCTATAAAGAAAATAAAAAGCTAATAATAGAAACTAGATTAAAAGCTTCTTACTATATACACATATCTAAAGAAAACATATCTTTTTATTTTATTATTCCTAAAATATTTCAGAATCAATTTAAAAGTAAATTTTCCGATACATGGAAAAATGTAGATATAAAAGTTGTAGATGCAATTCCAGTAGATATTAATTCATGTAGTAAATACCAATTATATTACAAATTTGATGATGCATTATCTTTGGAAACCGATAGAAGAAATAATGATTTATTATCAGCCAATTTATCTACATTAGAAATTTTACAAGAAAATGAATTTATAGGAGTACTATATAATTTTATTCCTGTGTCAGAAAAAGAAAGTAATTACTTTAAAAAGAAGAGTAGTGAAACTATACAAAGATATAAAAACGGAGAAAACTTAAAGAAATCTAAAAATTTATTGGATTATTCAAAAATAGCACTAAAATTTTTAATAGACTTGATAAATGCCCTTTTAAATTGTCTTTTAAATGGAGAGCAAAATAGTCAGCTTATACTTTATCCTTTAGGAAAAGAAACCTCTTCTAGCACCCAAAGAAAGCTTCAAAAGGAAATACTTAAAAATCAGACTCTAATTTTAGCTCATTCAGAGGAAAAATCAAGAGAAAATCAATTATGCCAGTCTATTTATAATAGTTTTTCTAAAATTAACGGAGACAATGAATTAATTTATACAAAAATAAAAAAAGATATAGATATAAATAGATATATAATTAACAATGTTAAAATAAATTCTACTAGTACAGAAGAGTGTTCAAATTTTATCTCTTTACCAGGGGCAGAATTAATAGATCAATATAAAAACATAACTCATAAAGAAACTAAAGAAAATCCAGTACCAAAAGAATTAACTACTGGGGTTATTAATTTAGGAAGTATTGTATATAAAGATAATAAAGACAATGCTTATCTCAGCACAGATGAAAGCCTGCAATCTTTGCCACTTGCAATATTGGGAGGAAGTAGAAGTGGAAAAACAACTTTTGCTGGGAATATGTGTAATGACATTATAAAAAATAATGAATGTTTAATTGATATAGATTTTATAAAAAATTGTGAAGCTAGTAAAGAAATTAAAAATATAACTCCAAAAGATAGACTGATAGAAGTAGACTTAAGTAATTCAGATTGCATACCTAGTTTAAATTATAATGAAGAAAAAATTATGCAAAATATGAATGCAGATGAAATATCTAAAATAAGCAGAAGAAAAACAAATTATCTATTACAATTAATAAATATTATTAATGAAGATGATAAACAACTTTCTAGTAAAATGAGAAAATATTTAGGATCTGCTGCAAGAATAGGGTTTTGCTTTAATGATATTACTATAAAGGATATATTAAGAATATTAACTAACTACAAATATAGATATAAAATAATTAATGATTTATCCAAGGACCTGCAATTTAAATTAGAAGATAGCATAAATAATTTGCTGGAATTAGATGAATGGAGTAAAACAACTAAGGATAATCCAGTATCAGAGATAATAGGAACTAAAGAAAATAAAATAGAAGGGATAATGGATAGAATTGATTTGCTAAGAGAAAATTATGTAATAGATGCTATGTTAAATAAAGATAGCAAGAATGATATAGATTTTGTAGAGGCTATAAATAATAATAAAGTTATATTGATTAGAATGAGAGATAAAGATTTTGAAGATACCATAAGTATAGATATATTAACCACATTCTTTTTGCAGAAAATATGGATGGCTACTAAGATAAGAGGGTCACAAATAGAATTACCAAATAGGTGTACGGTATTAATAGATGAAGTTTTTCAAACTCCTACAGCTCAAAAGTTACTTACGCAGCATTTTGTCCAATCAGCTAAATTTAATTTAAAATTTGTATTAACACTGCATTATTTAGAGCAACTTAGCAAGGAAGCCCAATTAGCATTAAAGAATAGTAATTCATCATATATGTTGCTTAGTGGAGTTGATAAAAAAGCATTTATAGCTTTACAAGAGGAGTTTGAAATACATGGATATAATTTAGAAGATTTATTAAACTTAAAAAGATATAGATCTTTAAATTTAATAAAAAGCAGAGATGGATATAAAGCATTCATAACACAATTACCATTACCAATAAAATAAGGAGGGTATAACCCTCCTATCTTTATGTTCTCATATTAAATTTCATAAGCATATAATATGCCTAAATTATTTCATCTCAACTTTCTCAATTTTCAAAAGTCTTAATGAAATATATGATTTTTAATATGTAGAATATTCCTTTTATAGAATATTTAACACATATTTAACATTTAATCTATTTTATTCTATTTATACTATATATTTCCTAACTGTTATGGTCATACGGATTATTGTTTGTCAGTATGACCATAACAGTAAAAAACTATATTGGTAATCTTAATTTTATATCAAGTTCAAATTTACCATTTCTAATTCCTTTTTCTTTATAGTATATAACCTCTTCTATTACTGATTTAAGTAATATATTTTTATCTAATATATTTTGTGTATTTTTATAACTATTAATTATTTTCTCAACCCTTGGAATTAGTTCGGAATAATTTAAA